ACGGCTGGCATCACCTCGCTGGTGAGCCACACCGAGGTGCAGCCGTTCGCGGTGTCGTTCGTTTCGGCGACCGCTGGCCAGGTGAATATCAGCCTGACCGACGCACAGACGGCGGCACTGGCTCGCGGCACATACGGCTGGCAGATGCGATGGACTGAGAACAACGCCACGCGAACGGCTCTCACCGGGGTTGTCGAGGTACTCTGATGCCGATCAACGCAACCGTCAGCGGCGGGCAGCAGATCACGGCGAGCGTCGGCGAGACGCAGATCGACGTGTCGGTGTCCGGTGGCGTCGGGCCTACGGGTACGGCTGGAGCGGCTGGGGCGCAAGGCATCCAAGGCCCGCAAGGCATCCAGGGGATTCAGGGCGTCGCCGGTGCGAAGGGCGACCAGGGTGACCAGGGTGACCAGGGTGAACCGGGCATCCAAGGCCCGGCCGGTGTCGCTGGCCCGCAGGGCCAGAAGGGCGATCCCGGTGAGCAGGGAATCCAAGGCCCTGCCGGGGCTGCCGGGGCCACTGGTGCCACCGGCCCGCAAGGCCCGCAGGGCGATCCCGGCGTCGTGTCTGCCACGGCTCCGATCACCTACTCGTCGCAGACGGTCGGCATCGCCATCGGCACGGGGCTGGCGACTTCGGGCGGCTCGCTCGTGTTGGCCTCGCACACCCACTCCGCAGCCGACATCACCGACTTCGCCAGCGCCGTCGCGAGCTACGCCCCGCAGTTCACAGTCCGCAGCGACACCGTTGCGAGCGTCTCGTACATCGGCCGGGCGACCAGCGGCACCGCGACCAGTTCGGCGACCTGGACAATCCGACGCACAACAGTTGCTGCCGGTGGTACTGTCACAACCGCAACGGCGACGAACGTCGCATGGGACAACAGGCTCGCCGCCTCCTACGCATGAGGATTCCATGAACGCTACGGCGCCGGTGACTGTCAACGGCCAGACCTATCCGGTGTGGCAGATCAGCCTCGCCATTTCGCAGACACTGAAGCCCAACGGCGACCAGCCGATTTCGTTCGCTCTGCGGTGCGTTCCGGCCCGCCTGACGGGCGACGAGACGCAGCCGGTGCAGACGCTGGACTCCGGTGCGGTGTCGGTCTATCGCGGCAGCGAGGCCGAGATCACCGACCCGGCAGAGGCTGCGGCGTTCGCGGCGATCCAGCAGGCGGTGGTCGCGTATCTCGTGGCGCGAGGGCTGTAAGCGATGCCGACCTATTTCGCGCGATCCAACGGCAACGTCAACGCGGCCATCTGGGCAACTACTCCCGGCGGCACGGCGGCGAGCGCTACGTTTGTGAGCGGCGACGTGCTTGTGGCCAATTCGTTCACCGTGACACTCAACGTATCCACCGACCTCGGATCGACAGGCGAGGTGCGCAACGACACGACGGGCGGCGCGACGGCTGGCGGGTCGTTCAGTCTGAGCAACGGCGTCACGCTCACGGCAAATGTGTTTGCCGGATCGACGTCCACCGCCTGCATCTCGGTGTCTGGTACGGCGAGTGCGTCAGTAGTCGGCAACATAACAGGAGGGACGGGATCGTCTGCGGTTGGCGTGTCGTTCAACTCGACCGGCACGTTTTCTGTGACGGGCTCGATTACCGGAGGCTCTGGCAGTAACTCCTCTGGGCTGGTGATGGGTGCAAACTCATTTACACTCACCGTTACCGGCAACATTTCAGGCGGTTCTGGTGGAGTTGGGCTAGTTGTCCAGGCTAGTGGGACACTCACAGTTACTGGCAACGTAACCGGATCAACGGCGGTAGGTGTGACCATTGCCACTGTGGCCGTCACGGCGACGTTCACTGGAACCATTACAGGCGCGGCAGCGAGTGGGCTCACAAACGCTGGAAGTGGTTCAACGGCCATTTCTGGCACGGTTGTCGGAGGCGTTTCCGCCGGCGGTGTGTTTACGGGCAGCGGCTCCGCGACGATCACGCGGGCCAGAGGAGGTGCTTTGGCCAGCAGCGCTGTCGGTGTGTCCGCTAGCGCGAGCGGCAGCGTTGCTGTTGAGTCGATTGAGTATGGAGACTTGGGGGCGTCGCCGACGTCTGGGCCGATTCGGCTAACAGACAATAGCAGCAACGTGGCTGTGATGTACCGATTCAACACCACCAAGAAAACGCTGGTGGACACCGCATCGACAGCCCTTCTCCCGGCGGCATCGAACGTCCGCAGCGGCGTCACCTACAACGCTGGGCAGACCACGGGAACGTGCGCCGTCCCAGGCGCTTCCAGCGTCCTGGTCGGCGTCCCGGTCGATAACACCGTCGGCACGGCGAGCGTCAGTAGCACCGCGATCCAGTCGGCGTGCGATGCGGCCATCGCTGCGTTCTCCAGCGGCAGGCTCGCCAATGTGGCGACCGTGGCATCCACGGGACAGCAGATCGCGAACGCTTTCGGATCATGACGCCCCCCACCCCTGCCGCCGTGCTCCTGGCCCACGGCCGCTGCTGCGGACGGCGATGCACGCTGTGCCCGTATACGCCGAGGTGGGTGGCGGGGGCGACGGAGGTGAAGTGATGCCAGCACGCATCCCGACCTACCGCCCGCCGCGTCTACGCTCCGCGTCGATCCCTGAGCAGCGGCCCAACGCCGCAGCACGCGGCTACTGCGACAAGCGGCACAAGGCGTGGCGGCTCGCGGTGCTGACCCGCGACGCGTGGCAGTGCCAGGACTGCGGGCGAGTCTGTGCCGACAAGCGGCAAGCTCACGCGGATCATCGCAGCCCGGTCGTGCACGGAACCGAGGTCTGCCAGGATGGACGCTCGCGGTATGACGTGGATGGCGGGCAGTGTTTGTGTCACGGCTGCCACAACCGGAAGACGGCGGGGGAAAGCCGCTAGGAAAACCTACTGTACGCTGTACACTATGACCACCCACAAGGAGGTGGTCGATGGCGTGCATGAAATGCGGTTCCGATTGGGTGACGCCCAGAGGCAAGAACATGGTTTCCTGCCCAGAGTGCTGCAAGCAGCAGCGGTGCAAGGCGAGGAAACAAGGACGGCTGCCGGCGGAAGAATCGAAGGCGTGCGAGCGGTGTGGCTGCGAGTTCGTCGCCATCGGCGGCAATGCGATGTTGCAGTCGCGACATTGCGCCGACTGCCTCATAGCGGCCAGAAAGGAATCGCGTGAAAAATACCGGCAAGAGGTTGCCAAAGGACTACGAACGCCAGGCAAGGCGTCACGCCGCGAAAAACTGAAATGCCTTTTGTGCGGACAGTCGCTTGTGAAAAACCAGACAAAGTATTGCGGCAATCAGTGCTTCGTCGCAGCCAAGAAGGCAGGCATCCAATCATGGGATCGCACTGGGCAGTTAGAGTCGATCTGGCACCGAGGCGGTCGCTGGGCGTGTGCTCCATCGCGAAAGCCTATCCAAGAGATGCGAGGCAATATGCACGCGTTTCTGCGTAAGGTGCGGCGGCTTACTGGCTTTGCGGCGATTCGATGGAGGCCATGCAAGGAATGCGGAGCAAGTAGCGAGCGACGCATTTGTTCTAGCGAGTGCCAGACAGCCTGGGACAATAATCGCAAGGCGCGTCGCAGGGCAGCGAAGAAGGCATACAACAAAGTAGCTGGCAGGCACTTTAAGCAGAGGGCTAAGCGATTCGGAGTCCGCTATATACGATTTGCTAAGTCAATGATCTATGAGCGAGATGGCTATACCTGCCAGTTGTGTCGTAATCCTGTGTTGCAAACTGTGAAATACAACGCAGCCGATGGCAAGATACACATGAGGTCGCCAACAATCGATCACATCATCCCCATGAGCAAGGGCGGCAATCATGAGCCGCCGAACTGTCAGACCGCTTGCTTTGAATGCAACTCCAAGAAAGGCAACAGGCGAGTTGGTCAACTTCGGCTGGCAATCGACTGACCCCCCGCTGGTAGGGCATATGTTGCCTTACCGGCACGGATGAGGAAAACCCGTCGTTCCGGCGTAGGGACGCGTGGCCGAAATTGGAACTTTGAAAATGGGCAAGGGCCGCAAGCCGACTCCGAAAGCCATCCTGCAGCTTCGCGGCTCTCGCGTGCGAGGTCCGCACGTTCGCGGCATCGACGCCACGCCAGGCGTGCCGCCAGCCCCGGCCTGGCTGTGCGAGACGGCCCGTTTCGAATGGGAGAGGGTCGTGCCGATGCTAGAGGCGTCCAAGGTGATGAGCCCTCGTCACCAGCAAACCCTCGCCGGCTACTGCGACTCATTCGCCGACATGGTGCAGGCCGACGCGGAATTGAAGGCGAACGGCACGACACTTGTGGACGGCAAAGGTAGGGTGAGTAATCACCCGGCGTGGCTGCGAAAAAGAGACGCACGGAATCAGATGCTCAAGTTCGCGGCCGAGTTCGGCCTGACCGCTTCCGCGATGGCGAGGGTATCGGCTGTTGAGCAAGCGACCACGGAAGACGAAGACGACGCCAAGATGTTCGCCTGACGTTGGCCCGCGAAACGAAAAGGCGGATATGGCCGTCCGGTTCTTTGAGGAGAACCTGACCCACGCAAAGGGGGAACTGGGCGGCAAGCCGTTCGTGCTCGAGCCCTGGCAGCAGCGGTACATCCGCACGCTCTTTGGCACGCTGCGAAAAGACGGGCTGCGGCAGTACCGGACGAGCTTGCTTGCGATTCCGCGAAAGAATGGAAAGTCAACGCTGTGCGCTGGCATAGCGTTGAAGTTGCTTTTCGACGGGGAACCAGGGGCGGAAATCTACTCGTGTGCCGCCGACCGCGACCAGGCCCGGCTCGTGTTTGAGATGGCGAAGGTGTGCGTGGAGCAATCGCCGAAACTCCGCACGAAACTGCGGGTGTTTCGTAATTCCATCGTCCGCGAGGATACCCACTCGTTTTACAAGGCTCTCTCTGCTGAAGCGTTCACGAAGCACGGGCTGAACGCTCACGGCGTGATCTTTGACGAGTTGCACGCCCAGCCGGATCGCGAGCTTGTGGACGTGATGCAGACCTCGATGGGGGCGAGGCGGCAGCCCATGCTGGTCTACATCACGACGGCGGGATATGACCGCAAGAGCATCTGCTGGGAGATATGGAAATACGCCGAGTCTGTCGCGAGCGGGGCGATCAAGGACGAGTCATTCCTGCCGGCGATCTACTCGGCATTGCCGGATGACGATTGGAAATCAGAGGAGACGTGGCGGAAGGCGAACCCGAATCTCGGCGTCAGCGTCAAACTGGATTACCTCCGCAGCGAATGTGCGAGGGCGGTGGAAATGCCGTCCTTTGAAAACACGTTCCGGCAACTCCATCTGAACCAGTGGACCGAGCAGGATACGCGCTGGCTGCGGATGGATGCTTGGGCGAGGTGTGGCAAGCCGTGCCCGGTGACGTTGCAGGGCCGGGAGTGCTGGGCCGGGCTCGACCTGGCGACCACGTTTGACACGACGGCGTTTGTGCTGGTGTTCCCGCTGGAAGACGGGCGGTACTGGGTTGAACCGCACTTCTGGATTCCCGAGGAGAACATGCGGGAGCGGGTGCGGAGAGACAAGGTTCCGTATGACGTTTGGGCACGTCAGGGGTATTTACACCTGACTCCCGGGAACGTCACAGATTTCGACCAAGTGCGTTCTGACATCAACGCACTGGCGAAGAAATACAACATCCGGCAGGTCGGCATCGACCGCTGGAACGCGACGCAGTTGGCGAACCAACTGCAAGGTGACGGTGTGAATGTCCTAGGCTACGGACAGGGCTACAGCTCCATGAGCGGGCCGAGTCTCGTGCTCGAATCGCTCTGCGTGTCGGAAAAGCTACTGCATGGCGGGCATCCGGTGCTCGCGTGGCAGGCGGGAAACGTGGCGGTCCAGAAAGACCACAACGGCAACATCAAGCCGAGCAAGGCAAAGAGCAACGAGCGTATCGACGGAATCGTCGCCCTGGTCATGGCTCTTGGCGTTCATGCGTCGCAAGAGGTGAAGGGGCCGGCAATCGAACCATCCATCCTCATCCTATGATCGCCCAAAACAACCGCATTCTGTGGCTGCCCGAGAGTGACGCCCGGCACTTCGACTACGAGTCGGGCGGCTACGGCGGCGGCGGTCGCAATCCGTCTGGGGTGAAGGTGGACGCCGAGACGGCGTTGCGTTCGACCGTGGTGCTGGCGTGCATCCGCGTGCTGTCTACGTCGGTCGCCGGGCTGCCGCTGCACCTGTATCGGCGGCTGGCTGGTGGTGGCAAGGAGGTTGCCCGCGAGCATCCGCTGTATCGGCTTCTCCATTCGCAGCCGAACTCGTGGCAGACGAGCTTTGAGTGGCGCGAGCAACTCATGCTGCACCTGCTGTCGCACAGTGAAGCGTATAGCGAGAAGGTCTATACCAGCGGTCAACTCAGCGAACTCGTGCCGTTGCATCCGTCGCGGATGAAGCCCGAGCGGATTGAGAACGGGCGGCTTCGCTACAAGTACCGCGAGGATTCTGGCGGCACGACGACCTACGCCCAGGATGCGATTCTCGTCGTGCGTGGCATGAGCGATGACGGCGTGAACGGGATGTCGATGATCGAATTGTCTCGTGACGCGATTGGGCTGGCGCGGGCGTGCGAGATCCACGGGGCGACGTTCTTTGGCAACGGTGCCCGGCCGGGCGTGATCCTGACTACCGATCAAGTGCTGTCGCCCGAGGCGGCTGAGAGCACGCGAAACCAGTGGGAGCGGGTGCACGGTGGCGGGCCGCAGCGGGCGCACCGTGCCGCTGTGTTGCAAGGCGGCCTCAAGGTCAACGAACTGGGCGGCAACAACCAGGAGTCGCAGTTCCTCGAAGCCCGGCGGTTTCAAGTTGAGGAAATCTGCCGCATCTACGGCGTGCCGCCGCATCTCGTGGGCGACCTCTCGCGTTCGTCGTTCTCAAACATCGAACAGCAGTCGCTCGATTTCCTGACGAATGGTCTGTCGCCGTGGCTGCGCC